AAAATAAATTAATAAGCATTATTGTTTTTTTCTCAATAGGAGTTTTTTCCGCAGATAACGAGATTTATGTAGACCAGTCAGGTACTGGAGCTAATATAGACCTAGAACAATTAGGTATATCTAACATTATTGGAGGACTTAGCTCTTCAGCAGGCAATTTGACAGCCTTTGATTTAGACGGCAACACGATGACACTTGATGTCAATATGATTGGTGCTACTAACAAGTTTCTCGGAGACATATTTTCTGATAACTTTACTGGTTTTTATGAATTTGATGGAGGCACTAATAGTTTTACTATACAAGTAGACCCAACTGATTCTTATAGCGCAGATGGCTCAGACCAAAATGTTGACGTTACTGGTAGTGGTAATACATTTACTTTAAACCAAGGAACAAGCGCTATAGCAACAACCCTTAACCTAGACTGGATTATACAAGGTTCAAATAACACTATTACATCTAATATAAATATAGATGGAGCAACCAATTATTTAGATATTGATGGCTCGGATAATACAGTTAATTATACAGGTTTAGGTGCTGCAGCTAGTGCTGGAGGTTACTTCTATTTAGACCATACAGGCGGGCAAAGAACATTTAATATTCAACAACTGAGTACACAAGATAATGACTGGCTTAAGATTTTATCAGTGGGCGGTAACGCTTCTTCTACTGTTTGTGTTATTCAAAACGACCAAGGTACAAGCACAGGCTGTTGATATTGGTGGAATATCTGAACTAAACGGTTCAGCACAAATTGTAAGAGAAGAACCTTTAGATGCTACATTAGAATTTGCTATTCAAAGCAATGATGAAGCTATTACAACCAATGGACGTATGGCTATTACTTTTTTGGATGATAGTAAAGTAACACTAACAGAACACTCACAGCTCCTCATTGATGAATATATCTATGACCCTGACCCAAGTAAAGCTAAAATGGCTCTTACCTTTGGTCTTGGAACAGTAAGATTTGTTACAGGCAATCTTAATAAAATAGACAAACAAAACATAACCCTCAAAACACCAACAGCTAACTTAGCTATTCGTGGAACAATGTTTAGCGTCACTGTTGATGAACTAGGTAAGAGTCTTATTATTCTTCTTCCTGATGCTCTAGGCTTGTCTAGTGGAGAAATAGAGGTTGTTACTGCAATGGGTAGTGTTTTACTTAATAAGCCATTTCAAGCAACCACGGTCAGTGTATTTGAGTCACAGCCAAGCAAACCAGTAATCCTAGACCTAAACTTAGACATGATTGATAACATGCTTATTGTCACCCCGCCTAAGAAGGAAAAAGTAAGCTACAACGAAGAAGTGTCTACCAAGCAAGAAAGCATCTTAGATTTTAATGAACTCGATGTGGATTACTTGGATGTAGATTATTTAGGGGAGGACGAGCTAGAATTTACTGAGCTAGATATAAACTTTTTAGATGTAAACTACCTCGAAGACTTGCTTAATGTACTGGATGCTCTAGCCATAGCAGAAGATGAAGATGCGTTAGCCCAAGCAACTAGCACGCAAATTGCAGGAACACTTTTGGGCAAGGACCCGGACACGCAAATCACCGCGCTAATAACAGGAAATGTTGTTAGTCTTAGAAGACAGGTAAATGAAAGCGTCCGTGTTGATTTAGATGGCAGTAATTCTTATACAGTTATCTTCATACAAGATGGTGTTTCTAATGTTGTTAAAGTAAACGGTGGTGGTGATTCCGTCATTACAATAACACAATCAGATTAATTAAGTGCAAATAAGTGTTGACTTCTGTTGTTTAATGTTTATAATGTAGGTATATTAAATAAAAAGGAGTTAATTAATATGAGTAAAACTACATTACAAAAAGTGTATGAGAAGATGACTTTAATCCAACAGAATTCTGACGACCTTTGTCTAGTCTGTGTTACGGATGATGGTAAACCTGCAATAGCCTTAGGTATAAAAAGAGGCGAGGTGATGACACCAGTAGCTATAATGCTTGACCAAGAAAGATGCGACAATCTTACGCCTGAATGGGATAATTACGATGAAATACAATCAGTAATTGCAAAAGCACAAAAGCTGGAGGACAGAACAACTGCAAAACAGTTTAATCAACATCATGCTAAAATAGATAAACTTTTCGAAGAATCAGAGTATTGATGAAAAAACTGATATTGCCAATATTGATAACACTAGCTTTACCGCTAGTGTTTCAATCTGTTCCAACAGAAATACTAAAGCTAAAAACATTTGATGCTTTGGTTAAAGAACAGGAACCAAGTGGTAATTTTGTAATACTTAATATTTCAGAATCGGATGTTAGAGAACGAGGTGGCTTTCCTTTTCCAAGAAGAGACTTAGCACACATACAAATTGACTTAATAAACGAAGGCGCAATTGGAGTCGGTTGGTCCATGGCTTTTTCAGAAGCGGACAGGTTTGGCGGTGATGATGTTTTTGCACAGGCACTTTCTTATATACCAAGCGTCTTAGCAATGTTTGAAACACCCAACGGAAAATACCCACAAACAGTTGGCACGGTTATTAAAGGCAATGATGTCGGTGGAATATTAACACAAGGCATCGTAGAAAATATTGATGTACTAAAAAACAAAACATATCAAGGAATAGCTACAGCACCTGTTGATGTGGATAACTTAGTAAGAAGAATACCATTGTTAATGAAAACACCTGAAGGATGGTCTCCTAGCTTCGGCACAGAAATATTAAAAGCGTTAACCGAAACTAAGTCTTACATAATTACGACAAATGAAAACGGCATACAGGAAATTGCAGTAAGACATTTACCACCGATTAAGACAGACAACTTTGGTCGTAAATGGATAAGTTGGGTAGACACACCGCAAACAACTTTAGAAGAAATGGATGTTGCTAATAAGTTTGTAATTATTGGAGTAACAGCAAATGGAATCATGCCACAAATTGCAACCCCGGTTGGATTATTAGAACCACACAAAATTCAAGCAGCTTTAGCTGAGTCAATTCTTATAGAAAACTCACCAATAATACCTGATTGGAGTTTAGCAGCTGAAATACTAATTTTTGGAATAATCGTGTCACTGACATGGTTTCTAATAAGTTATCTCGGCATGACCCTAGGCATTGTATTAGCTGTTTTAACAATGCTTTGTACGGCTTTAGGTGGCGTTTGGTTAATACAAACAGGAATTTTAATAGATGTAACGTGGACTTTGGTCTCACAATTCATAACAGGAGCTATTGCCTTTTATTTACGCTTCAGAGAACAGTTTAAATTGCGTTTACAGATTAAAAAACAGTTTGAACATTACCTTGACCCAAGACAAGTTAAACAATTACAGAAAAATCCTGATTTACTTAAACTGGGTGGAGAAAGAAGAAGGTGTACTTTTATTTTTACAGACCTTAGAGGTTTTACAGCTTTAAGCGAATCAGTTGAACCTGAACAAGTTACTTACATTATGAATAAAGTTTTATCTGCACAAGTAGCAGCCGTACAAAAACACGGCGGGTTAGTGGATAAATTTATTGGCGATGCGGGGATGTACATATTTAATGCTCCTCTTGACATAGACCATCAAGAACAAATAGCTTTTGAATGTGCTTTAGATATAATAAAAAATATAGAAGTGGTTAATCAAGAGCTACAAGCAGAAGGTATGCCATCTATAGCCATAGGCATAGGTGTTAATACGGGCGATGCAATTGTTGGTAACATGGGAAGCTCAACTAGATTTGACTATACGGCTATAGGAGATGCTGTAAATACAGCAGCAAGATTAGAGTCTGCGACTAAAGAACGAGCAGTAGACATACTGATTGGAGAAGAAACAGAAAAGTTTTGTGGTTATCCTTTAAAAGTGTTAGAATCTATCAAGGTTAAAGGTAAAGCAAAACCACTTAAAATATTTACAATAAAATAATATGGCAAGAGATTACAAAAAAGAATACGAAAATTATCAAAGTAAGCCCGGACAAATGAAAGACAGGGCTATGAGAAATGCAGCTAGAGCAATAATGAAAAAACTTGGCAAAGCATTTGTTGGAGATAATAAGGATGTTGCACACAAAGACGACAATCCTAGAAACAACAGTACAAAAAATCTAACAATGCAAAGTAAAAAAAAGAATCGTTCAAGAAAGTGATATTTATGGCAACAACAAAAGAAGCAATAACAAAAATTGAAACGCATGAAAAAGAATGTTCTATAAGGTATGCAAATATTGAAAAAAGAATGGAAGACGGCTCAAAGCGTTTTGACAAGCTAGAAAATATGATTTGGGCGGTATATCCATTTATACTTGTTTCCCTAGTGCTTTCTAGGTTTGTATGAGCAAAATATTAATTGGCGTTATAGCTGTATTGGTATTATTTTCTTTAGGCTTATGGTACCAAAACAATAACTTAATGGCTTTAAATCAAGCATTTGAATTAAGAGACCAAGAACAAAAATTAGCAATAGAATCATTACAAAATGACTTTGCTTTACAAACGGGCGGTCTAATAAAATTACAAAGTCGTAATCAAGAAATACAACAAGAGATGACAAGGTACCTTGACATTTTTGGAAGACATAATTTAAGTAAATTAGCAGCAGCCAAACCCGGATTAATAGAACCTAGAGTAAACAAAGGAACCAAAGATGTATTTGATAGCATTGAAGAAGATAGTCGCAACATTGACAGTCTTGATAATGGCTTGCAGTTGCAGTCTTCTACCAACTAAACAAGTAGAGATTGTATCTAAGCCTATAGAGAGAACTATAGTTCAACCTATAATGCCAAGAGAAATAAACTTAAAAGACCCTTATTGGTATGTGGTTTCAAATAAAAATATTGATGAGTTTCTTGTAAAGATAGAAAAAGAAAGCGGTCAGATGGTTTTTATTGCAATGTCAGTACCTGACTACGAGTTAATGGCATATAACATGCAAGAATTGAAAAGGTATATAAATGAGCTTAAAGAAGTTGTTGTCTATTATAAAACTGTTACTACAAAAAAAGAGGAGTAAGAAGATGAAAATATCACAAGAAGGGATTGATTTAATAAAATTCTTTGAAGGTTGTCCCACGGATGATGAGGGTAATGTTGTTAGTTACAGATGTGCTGCTAATAAAGCTACTATTGGTTTTGGAAGTTTAAAACTCATGGATGGCAGTCTTGTAGAAGATGGCATGAAAATGAGCAAACAGGATGCTGAGGATTTACTTGCACACGAACTACATGAGTACGAAGGCTATATTAACGACATGGTTGAGTCTGAACTAAAACAAAATGAATTTGATTCCTTGGTATCATGGGTATTTAATTTGGGTCCAAGCAATCTAAGAAATTCTACTTTATTAAAAAAATTAAATATCAAAGACTGGGCAGACGTTCCTAACCAAATAAAAAGATGGAACAAGGTAGCTGGAGTTCCAAACGAAGGCTTGAAAAAAAGAAGAGAAGCAGAATCATTGTTGTTTGAAAACAAAGAATGGGGTAAAGTTTGAAAGACATGCTGGTTTGTGGATATTTACGAATATCTCCTCTCTCTCCTCAAAAGGTGTGTCATGGAGGGTCAGAAGCCTTTTATGTACATAGGAACTGGCTCTCCACCTAATGCTTGACTTAAAACAAATAAAATCTTTTGATGCTTTGTCTAAGGACGAACAGATAGAAGCATTGACTCTGCTAGACAAATGGAAAAATTTAAACGCTAGAGAAAGATGTAGAGCTGATTTTTTAGAATTTGTTAAGTTTCATTGGGAAGGTTTTATTATGGGAAGACACCACAAGGTACTCTCTGAAAAATTAAACCGTATAGCAGAAGGCAAATGTAAAAGACTAATGGTTATGTTGCCACCTAGACATTCAAAGTCGGAGTTTGCATCAACCTATTTTCCAGCATGGATGATGGGCTTAAATCCAAGTCTTAAAATAATACAAGCAACCCACACAGCAGAACTAGCAGTAAGATTCGGACGTAGAGTTCGTAACATTATTGACAGCGAAGAATATCAAGCGGTTTTTCCTAATATAAGCCTATCAGGAGATAATAAGTCAGCTGGTCGTTGGACAACTGATGACGGCGG